CTTCTACGTTTGCTGGTACAAGACCATATGCCGGTAGCAGAAACTATGCCGGTAACTATACGTCAAATTATTCCGGTACAAGAACTTACGCTGGTAACAGAAACTACACTGCAACATATACCCTCTATTACGGTGGTTATGTAGGTGGAAACTACGGAGGTAGCAGAAACTACTCTGGTAACTATGTGAGTGCCGCAGCAAACTATTCTAGTACTTTTGCTGGTAGCAGAAACTACGCTACAAACTATACTGGAGGAACAGAATACTTTACTTCTTCTCCATATGCAGGTAGCAGAAATTATTCCGCATCATATGTTTCTGGCACACAGTACTTTACTTCTTCTCCGTATGCAGGTAGCAGAAACTATTCTGGATCATATGCTGGTAGCAGAAACTATGCGGGTAACTACTCAAGTAATTTTGCTGGCTCTAGAAACTATTCTGGATCATATGCTGGTAGCAGAAACTATGCCGGTAACTATACTGGAACATATGCTGGAGATACAATTCAAGCTACGAAGGATGTAGTATCTACCGTATCATTATGGATTAGAACTGCTTAAATTTTGCAAACATAAGGTGTGCTATATATTAATGTATTAAATTTTTTATGAGGTGATTAGATGACAAATGAAGTGAAGTATGAAGAACCATTTTGGTTAAATAAAGCTCAAAAGCAGTTAATGGTGCTTATCACATATCCTGATAGTAAGCGCGTACCGGCATCCGTTTCCGGTGAAGGTGATAATCCAGATTACAAAGCAATCATGGAAATTTTTACCGAAAGGGATATTGATGAAAATACCAAAAGGCGTGATGAGAGGAGACAGCGAGAAGTAAAAGAACGTATTGAGCGTAGCAAAGTCGATCAGCAACGTAGAAAAGACGAGGCTTTGTTTGAAGCAAAATTAGAAGCGTTTGAAGTTCCTATCGTAAAAAATTCCAAAAATAAAAATTTAAAATCAAAAATCCGTAAAGCAAAAACCGCTTATGAGGTTCTTGCGTACACTGTCATGCTTATTCAAGCTGAAGAAGCGTTAAATGATGGAGAATAATGGATTTTTATACGTTGCTTCTTTAAAAAAAGGATATTATAAAGCAGCAAAATTGTCTGCTTTAAGTCTTTTAGATTATTGGCCAGAAGCAAAAATTACACTATTTACCCACAAAGAATGGGTAGAACCTGGTGATTATGATATTTTCGAAACTATCATAACAGATAATGTTCCCTATCATCATAGGGCAAAATTGTGGGCTTTAGATAAAACCCCATATGACTTGACTGTTTATATGGATTGTGATACCGAAGTCCAGCATGATGATATACAAAAAATCTTCGATCAGATTCCAGAAGATGTTGATATTTTGTTTACCGCAAATCGTCCATATAATGCTGCATTGACGAAGCTATCCGATACGGAAGAAATGACTGAGCATTGTGGATTATTCATATACAGAAACAATTTACAGACATTAAACCTTATGAGTGCTTGGTGGGGTGAATATCAAAAACAAAATGAACCGGAATTTGATCGTCAACATTATCCAGAAGCTGCTCTCCAATGGGACACATTTACAATGTGGCGTCTTTTGACTTATGGAAATCACGGAGTAAAGACTGGTCGTTTTCCAGAACCTGATGCTCGTTGGAATTTTGTTATAGGATATAAAGAAGAGGAACTAATGGGGCAACCAAAAATCATACATCATTATACATTGCCCCACAGGATAAGATAAATGAAATTCGCAAATTATATCAGCGATGAATTAAAAGAAATCGTAACTCCATACACTGAATGGTTTTTCTCACAAGAGGATCATAAAGATTTACGAGAACCAGACCGTGTAAACGGTCATACTATGGAAACTGCGACAAGTCTTGAATACATGAATCACATTGTTGGAAAAGATGGCAATCATATAGGATATCCAGAAGTTGCCTATTGCTGCGATATAGGAACTTCACCCGATGTTCCTAAACATCACAGAGAAAGACAACAAAAATTGAATAGAGAATTGATTTCTATTCTTGGTGCAAGAAACAATGCTGTACATGTGTACTATCCAGAAGGCGGTTTTATGGGCTGGCACACAAACTGGAACGCATCTGGATATAACATTCTTCTAACATATAATACAGAAGAAAATTCTGGTTATTTTAGATACAGAGATCCAATAACCAAAGAGCCGGTAACTCTTTGGGATCCAAAAGGTTGGTCTGTTAAAGTTGGATATTTTGGAAGAAGAAGTGAGACCGATAAAGTTTGGTATCACTGTGCCGGAAGCAAATCAAAAAGACTCACTTTAGGATATGTTATACCAGACGAGTCTATGTGGAAAATGATGGTAGAAGACATCACTGGTCAAGATCTGGATTCTCTTTCGGATTCTTAGATTTCTGCAACATTGAAATCATTTCTTCAAGTATTGATAATTGCTCATGAATCTTTTCAATATCATCTAGCATTCTAGGTATTGCATATTTTGCTCTAACGATAATTGCTGCGTCCATGTTTGTGATTGTCTTCATGGTTAGCTCAATTTTTTTCCTTTTAAAGAAAGTTATTAGATTCGAATACCAAGTAGGTGAAGATTTTATCTCATGAATTTCCGTTATATTTGCTGATACTTGTTCTTTGATTTTCTTTAATGTTTGCTCTTCTCTAAACTGTACCAGGGCATCTTCTTTTGCAGTTATAAGTTGTTGATTTAGCTCAATAATTTTTTGAGTTAGTTCTGCAACAACCTTTTTATTTTCTTCTGCTAGTTTAGCCCTAAGTCTACTCTCTTCATTATTAGCATCTCTATTTCTTACAGCAACATTTTCCTGTTCTTTCAGTAGATTGTTTCTTTCGTCTTGAGTAGAATGTAATAATGACTTTAGCATTGAAATTGAACCCGTGCTTTCATTTTCAATACGAACAATTTGTTCTTTTAACTGTTTAACCTCTTCCTCTAAAGACTCATTTTTCTTTTTGTATAGACCGAGACTTCTGCTTGCTAAAATCTCGCGCTCTTTTTTATTAGTCTTTCTTTTTGCCTTTTCTACGATAACTTCAGTAGTAGGAGTCACTACTACATCCGCAGATGTTGGTGTTTCTACCAAATTTTCTATTATTTCGTTTGTAGATTGTGTAGCTTCTTGAGGTAGATCAACGTTTATTCCAGAAACGTTTAATGGAACTGGAACATAATCTTTCGGTGGAGGTGCAACAACTCTTGCTCTGCCCATGTTATTTCTTTCCTATTACCATAAATCTGTCGAAGTCAACTTTACCATCCCAAGACCAATACGACTGTTTAATTTGTCCTTGATATGCTATAGTTTTCACGCCAACATTTTCAATATGTGCTTCAATTGTTGGCACACAATTAATTCCGTACATTTCTCTGAATACATTAGATGATTGACAAGCAAAGATACAATCTTTATTTGCTGTTGTCATATCTTTTAGAGGATACATTGACTCGCAGCCTATTGAGATTACCACATCAGTTTCCCAGGCATTAATATCATGATATGAGAATGGAATATCTAGATTTAAATGATTCATTTCTATTCCATTTTCTATATAATATGAATTGAATATCTTAGATAGTTCAAGCGCATCGTTGTCAATATCAATCAATTTAAGACTTTTAATTTTGAGATTTTCGCATAATAGTGGAACTAATGGAAATCCTAGCCAAGAGTTTAAAACAGTAACATTCAAATCTGGCTTGTCAACATGTTTTTGTAGCTCTTCTACTAGCCAAATGGCTGCATCCATTGTATTTGGATTTAGAGATTTACGAAAGTCCTCATGTTTCCATGGCATTTCGTGATTGATCTTTTCTAGACCCAATCCCCATTTATGATAGTTGTTCAGAAAATTATAATTTAACATCTTGTGGTCTCTCCATCGAATCAAATAAACAAATTAGTGGATCTTTTCTAATAACCTTTTCTCTAATGTCAGTTGGCCACATATAACCATAGTTATAACTATAGATCCAGCCGTCAGGAAAATACTCTATCTTTACAAGACGCTCTCTTTGATGCCCAAACATATTATCTAATCCTCGATAATAGAAAAACATCTGATTGGGATAGTCTCGCGTAAATTTCTTAATTTTATTGATATCGAGTCTATCATTCCATCTAAGAACGCTTGAGTTTAAATCTGTGTACTTATGTAAAGCATCTTTACAATCTTTTTTCATTTTAACTAGATTGTGCCAGTGTGTTCTAACAAATGTCAGAGAATTACCTGGATCTAACTCTACAATACAATCAATATTTTTTTGAATTGAGATGTCAAGATCAAAAAATAATTTTTCTCCATCCTGTTTAATCACATCTTTATCGAACAAATATAATTTGTTCCACCATTTCTCATAATAATTTCCCTCTGGTATGGGAATTATAATTATTTCTGCATTTAGTCCAACGGAATGTTCCGTTATGCAATGAAATGTGAATTCGGAAGTAATGTGTTTTTTACATTCTTTAAATATGCGATTAACATATTCTGGACCATACTTATGTCCCCATTTTACAGTATAGATGTTAATCATGTTATATTCCAATGTGCTAATAAATCTGGATCAACTAGGGTAGCTTGTTTCACTTTACCACGTTTCGCATCTTGAAATGGAAGTAAGTCTACATTAAAAACACAAAGTATAGCGTCTTTTCTATATATGCCAACATCTAAGTCGCCGGAATCCCAGTCTCTACCACGATTATATGAGTAAGCAAATTCTTTTGGAAAATGTTTCCAAAGTGCAGGTTTGCCGTCTGGTCTGAAATTTCCCCAACGCCAACTATGATAGTTATCTGTTCCATCTGTAAACGTGAACCAGATTCGTTCTTGATTTTCTAGAACATCTTGCCAGATGCATTCCGTCTGATCATCTGACCAAACCATACAACTGCCGTTCGTGTACGCTCCGTGCGACAGTTTGAAATTTCTAGATTTCATTGGACGAGGATCTTGCCACCAAGACTTTAGTTTTGTTGGATGCTCTAAATCATATGTAATGATGGGCGATAGGTCGTTTTGAATAATAACATCAAGATCAAAGAAAACAAATCTTCCAGTAGGTTTATCCTCTGCGAAGTTGTGGGTATTGAAGATGAACGTCTTGGGTCTATCCCAGCATCTTGCCATGCCATATTTGAAATCTTCGGTACCAAACCAGTATTTCGGATGAATATCTGGGATGTCTGGAAAGTTGATGACTTTTATTTCGTCTTCAAATCCTTCACTGTTATCTGTGTAACAGTAGAAATGAAAATCAAATCTATCTGG